GCACAAGGATCTGTAAACTATTGGACAGATAAAATAGATTTATCAAAAGAACAAGTTATAAAAACTACTAATGAAATGCAATCTAAGTTTTTAGAATTTGGAGATCTAGAAGATGAAGATATTTTAAATCAAAGATATAATAGTGCATATAATATAGTATATGGAACATATAAAGAAAAAAGAGATAATGATTTTTCTAAAGAAGAATTTAAAAACTTTTCTGTAATGTCTCCACTAATAGCACAAGGTATTTCATTATGGGATAATAATGGTATTGGAACACCTATGCCTCAGGCAAATATAGCAACAGCTTATTTATTTAAATCTGACATTAATGAGCCTGGAGTTCCATTAGAAAGTCAAAAACCAAAAATATTTTATTATAGTGGAACACCTGTTGATATAACAGGAGGTAATCCAAGTGAAGGTGGTTCAAGTTATAATTTTCACTTATACTCTAATCATTATTTACAAAACAATGATGCATTAACTACTAATAATAAATTTCCATTATGCACACAATATAATTTAGATAATTTAAACACAGGGGTAACAGCAAGTACAAATACTACATTGGACTTATTATAATCCAACATTTAATTCAGGATTCTGTTTTAATTATTTTGGTAATGTATATTCTGAACACGGTTTTTATTACGACTATTGGGTACAATATATAAACGAAATATATTCAGATGAAGCACGAATTATGGAATGTTATGTAAATCTATCTCCAACAGATATAGAAACTTTTGCAGGATCTGGTTTTCAAAATACTTATTTTATAAAAAATTGTTTATGGAGAGTTATAAATATAGATAATTATTTAGTTGGTGGTAATAAATCTACAAAAGTTACATTATTAAAAGTAATAGAAAAACTACCTTCTACTTGTAATGCAACACCAACAATTAACCCTGACACTGGTTTGATGACTTGGACAGATAATGGAACAGGAGCAGCTACAACTATTACAAATGAATGTTGTGAAGAACAAAATGAAAATTGGGTATTTGTTCAACAAAATACAACAACAGGTGTAGGTCAATGTTATGCAACAGGAGGAAATGGTACTACAACTACAACTGACATTGATTTTGGTGATTTAGATTTTGGTGGTCCGAGTCCTTTACCTGCATTAATGCCAAATATAACAAGTAATAACTTATTACAAAGTAGTACAGGGTATGCACAAACAATGAATTTTGTTTTAGAAGCTACTACAAATGGAACTGGATCTACAACATTTAATTATGGGGGTATAACTAAAAAAATATTACAAGTAAAATTTTTGACAATAAGCTTCATCAAAATAAAATTATTAGGAACAGTAAAAAATGGTACTAATTTTCAAAAAGCAGGTTATTTTGAATATGAAACTGTTTTAGGCTTAGGATATGGTGGTTTAAAAGATATAGGTGGTACTACATTAACAAAAACTAACAAAGATGCAGCTTTTACAACACCTACTTTAAATATAACTACAACAGATGCAAATGGATATTGGCAACCTACAATTACTGGTGGTGCAGCAAATGAAGTTTGTACTTGGATATGTGAAGTAAATATTATAAGTAAATCACAGCATTTATTTAATGCGTCAAGTACAAGAGCAATTTATCAAAATGCAGAAAATATATTAATGCAAAATTTAGATTATTTATTATGGAATTAGCAAATTACATACAGACAATAGCAAATATGACACCAGATACTTTGTCATTATTAGCACAAATTGAAGAAGATCCTAACCACGTTGCATTAGGAAAATATGAATTTCCAGAAACATTTAAAGAACTTATAAAAAAAATTAAATTGATATGGCTGAAAAAGTAACAATAGAAGTTGAAGCTGATGTAAAACAAGCATTAGATGACTTAGGAGAAATAAAAACAGATATTAAAGATATAGGTAAAACAGCTAAAGCACAAAAAAGTGCAGTAACAGGACTATCTAATGGGTTTAAAGGTGTTGGATTAGCAATGAAAGCAGCAGGTTTTGGTATTATAATGAAAATAGTAGATAAGTTATCTGAAACTTTAATGAA